GTGGATTTCTTGCATATCCCTCAGCTAAATTACCAGGAAAATATTTTGGAAATATCTTTTTCAACCCGTCGGCAGAATAATTCAAGTTCTCCTGAACGGCTTTAAACCCTCCTGATTCATGACCACATTGTGCTAAGAAATGTGACAGTCTCAATGGATTAGTAATGTTGAATTTTTTAGCCGTGTCAGGAATTTGAGCAATTACAGCGTCAGGAATATGTCCTTTTAAATTTTGTAATTTAAATTCTGAACTTGTTGGAATAACAACATCTTCTTTAACAACTTGAGTAGGTTGTGTAGTTTCTGCAAACATTTTACCCCAAGTTCCTTGTCCAACAATACCGTCAGCAGTTAACCCGTTCGCAGCTTGCCATTCTTTAACTTTAGCTGCAGTTCCATTACCGAAAATACCATCGGCAGTTAATCCTAATTTTGCTTGGAGTTTTTTAACGTCTTCTCCTTGTGACCCAACTTTTAGTAACATAATTTTACGTTTTAATCATAAATATCATTAAAAACAAACAAATTATTTTGTATATTTATTATTATGAATAAATCCTTTATATTATTAGAAGAAGTCAATCAAATGATTCAGTCATTAACTGAGTCTAAATTATCAAGAGAGGAACATTTATTAAACATTGTTAATCTTTTGAAATTTAATAAAATCAAATCAAAAAAAGTTTCATTTTTATTAAAAGACATTAAATCAGAATCTGATGATATGATTGTTGATTTTGAATTACTTGAAAGAGGGTTAAGAAAAACTTTAACTAAGAAAGGTAATAAAAAAGAAAATTGTGAATTTTATTTTGATAGTGTTTGGAAATCTTTAAATAAAAGAAAATTCCAAGATGATGACGATGAGTCAGAAGTTGAGGAACCATCTATACTCCCAAAGAAAGTTTTTAAGAGAGAATTATTTTCTTTACAAGTTGAGTTATTAAAACTTCAAGAATGGTTATCTAAAACCAATAAAACAGTTATTGTTGTTTTTGAAGGTCGTGACTCAGCGGGAAAAGGTTCCACAATTAAAAAGTTCACTGAAAATATGAACCCAAGATATTATAAAGTTATTGCGCTTGGGATTCCAACACCTGATGAAAGGGCAAATTGGTGGAAAAGATATGAAGACCAAATTGAAAAGGGTAAAGTAAATTTATTTGATAGAAGTTGGTATAATAGAGGATTAGTTGAACCTGTTATGGGATATGGGACAGCCGAAGAATATGAAGATTTTATGGAGAATGTACAAGGGTTTGAGGAGTCTTTAGTACAGGATGGAGATTTCCTATTTAAACTTTGGTTTTCAATTGATAAAGAAACTCAGGCTCAAAGATTTGAGTTTAGACAAAAATCTCCATTGAAATACTGGAAGTATTCAAAAAATGACGAGAAAATGCAAGAGGTTTGGGATACATTTACTGAATATAAAGAAAAGTTATTTGACAAGACATCTACGGTAAATCATCCTTGGGTTGTATTGGACTCAAATGACAAGAAAATATCAGGGTTAAACGCAATTAGATATATTCTGCAGAATATACCATATGAAGGTAAAAATGAAGAATTATTAGATAAGGAATTCCCTGAAGCAATGTCAGTTCTTAGACCTAAAGTTTAAGCAAGATTGTTAGAATTAATATCATTCATTATTTTTTCAATCTTATTGGCAGAACCAAGAGATGTTTTTCTTCTTGAATCTAATGCAACTTCTTGTAATTCTTTAGGGTCAGTTATACCATCTTTAACTGCATCATTAATATCATTTGCAAATTTTTGGAAGAATCCTGAACCATTCCAAGATGCGTATATAAAATTAAAAGTTAACCCTTTGTCAGAATCAACTATTTTTTTCACATCATTACTTAAATATTTCTCAGACAATTGTTTGTAGTGAGGTTCCATTATCTTAACTACCAAATCAGTTAATTCATCAGATAACTCTCCACCTCTATATCCATGTTTCCAAACTTCAGGTTTTTTATTCTTATCAATAATTGACCAAAACTCAACTCCAGCCGGTGACGTGTTTAAATTTCCACCATGAGCCCTATCAATTCCAAACATTGTCTCACCTGAACGTCCCATTGCGGATGTACGATGCCAATCAGGATTATAATACCCCCCTTCAATCTTATCAATTACAAGTTTTGTTATTTCTTCAAAATTAACATCAACTGGAGATAAATTATTTTTTTGTTTTAATTCACCAAATAATAAATCAAGTATTTTATCCCAAGATATATCTTTGTCACCAAATAATGCAGACTTCAATATATCTCCGAGTAAACCCTCATTTACATTTTCATTCTCGTTTATCTTGGAAATTTGTCTAAATCTTACTATCTCTTCTAAAATTTTTTTCTTGTTCATATTTTATAAATATTTATAAAAAAAAAGAATTATGAATTTACGAGAAATTTTAAGAGAAGAATTAAAGAAGGAATTAAAACCAATGAAATTAATGACTGAAACTTATGTTTCCGAAAATTTAAAATATCATTTAGATAATAAATTACCTTTAAGTGAAACCATTTTTAGAAGTGGTTCAAATTCACATATAAGTTTAGTTAATGAAGTTAGAGAACTACATAGTGTCGGATTTATTGAATTAAATGATGAGGACAAATTTATCATTGAAAGTAATTTAGGTGAAAAGGTTACGTTACCAAATGGAAAAGAGGTTTTATTAGACTTACCATTTGTTGAGGAGTCTCTAAATGAAGCTGAGTATAAGGGTAGAAAAGTTCAGGTCGGTAGACCCATGAGAAATTCGGGTGGAGGTAAAAAATATGTCGTATACGTCAAGAATCCATCCACGGGAAAGATTAAAAAGATTTCTTTTGGAGATGTTTCAGGTGGTCTAACGGCTAAAGTATCAAATCCTAAAGCTCGTAAATCATTTGCATCAAGACATCAATGTGATAAAAAGAAGGACAGAATGACCGCAGGTTATTGGGCTTGTAGAATCAATCGTTATGGACACTTGTGGGGTGGTAAAACATATCCAGGTTATTGGTAATATGAACGAACTTCCATTTATTCAAGAAAACATATCAGATACAATTAAAATCAGAACATTTACAGAAGATACTGATTCAGGTGAACTTATGTGGCATAGGGACAGAGAAAACCGATTAGTTGAGATTTTGGAGAGTAATGGTTGGAAGTATCAATCAGATAATAGTTTACCCATAGAAATGAAAAAAGGGGATAAAATCTTTATCCCCGAAGGTTTATATCATAGAGTAATTAAAGGTAGTGGTGACTTAATAATTAAAGTTGAGTTTAACCCGCCATTAACCTACCAATCATAGCATTTCTATTAATGTTTATTGTTGGTTCAGGCGTAGGGTCTATTGTTGGTTCAGTCATAGGTAAATCTAAATCTAAATTAATATCTCTTACTCTTTGAGTCACTTCAATTCCTAATGACATTTTTTCACCATATTCAAATCTCAACAAATATAAAGCCTCTTTATTAATTTGTTCTTCAGACATTAAATCGTGATTTGTTTTATTCTTTAAAATTTCAGACCTTACAATATCTAAAATACTATATGGTAATCCTGTGTCTAACGAATCAATTCTATTATCTTGCATATTCCAAAATGTCGTTGAAGGTTCCGAATAATCTCTATGAGATGCAACTTTCAATCCTGTCATTTTATTTATACAATAAATCAATGCTCCGTTCTTTGAATATCTACTAAAATAACTTGGTTCGTATTCCGATGTTGTACACCATTTAGTTGAACTTCCGTATTTCATAGAAGACAAGTGAGTAAGTGGTCGTAAAAGTAACCATTCCTTATCTTCATAAATCTTAATAATTTCTTTTTCAAGCTCATTACCCATCTTTTTAATTTCGGATAACGAGTTTAGTTTTTCTATATCCTCAAAGTTTTTAATTGACGTGTAATCAACTCCATTCATCAAATTTTGTTTATCGTGATTAATGAATGTTTTTAACATTTTAACTTGGTTATCATTTAACATATAATCAAGAACCCTAAAAATATATGAAACTTCAAAATCAGAATATTTTTCTAATATGTGATTTACAGAATCTCCATAATAATGTTTCACCTCATCTTTGGATATTTTATTATTGTTAAATCTACCTTTAATTAGATTTACAATCATCTCCTTGTACTTTGCGTCAGGAAACAGTGCGTCAATTATGTCAAATCCACTTAACATTAATACGGGATTATGTAATTTAAGTTGTTCTTTCTTTGTCATATTCAAAATATATTATAAAAAAATTTAATTATCCAACTAATAAGAAATAAAACAAAAATGGACAAAATTGCGACGAACATTGATATTGATATCAGTCCTACAATTTTTGCCCATTTATTAATCTTCCATTTCATCCATAGAATATTATGGATAAAATTTTATATAGTCAAACTATTGTTGTGATAATTGGATAGCTCTAACCATTCTTGTGATTCCAATTCCACCACCAAATCTTGGAATGAATGAATGAGATAAGAATTCATCCAACTCTTTAGTAACTCTTTCTTTACCAAATAATTCATATAATTTGTTTGCATACCCACCTTCAGAAATTGTATTAAAAAAGTTTCTCATTTCAATAGGGTTTGTTGAACGCTCAGCAGAACCGATTGTTTCTTGTCCCATTAAAATAATATCAATTTTACTGAATAATTTGTCTCCAGCATATTTCATATTCCAAAACGGTGAAGTTCTTTCAGGGAACATTGTTATCGCAACCGATTTACCCAAACCTGTTGTCATTTTTTCTTCGTGTTCCGCAGTCAAAATCTCAACTCCATATTTTCTACATAAATCGTCATAAGTTAATACAATCGGTGCTGGTAGACCCATATATTGAACAAGTTCTATTTCAAGATTTAATAGGTCTTGAATAGTTCCTTTTGCCTCAAATTCAAACATAGGGAAAATCTTTTCATGTCTACCTTCAATAGGATTAGGTTCATTTCTATATGACGTAGAAATACAGAAAACACCTGGCCATTCAGGATTTTTTAATAACTCATACTCTAACCACATTTGTCCTGTTTGTGGTAAAGGCCAAACAACATTATCATATGTGAATGTTGATACAGTATGCGGGTCCTCACACGCCGCTAAAATGGATAATCTAGATTGTACTGGAACTTCAATAAAACCTTTCTTCAAGAAAAATGCTCGTAGTTTTTGAACTACATTGTGATAATTAATTGTGTCTTTCATTTTTTATTTATTTGTGTTTATTTGTATTTTAAGGACAAAAAAAAATCACCTAAAAGGTGATTTCTTTCATAGATATTTTATTAAGTAATTATTTTTGTTCATCTATTATAATTTCTTCAGGTTCCCCACCTGATTTGTTTATTTCCGCTTCCGCTAATTGGTTTTTTGCAGAAGTGAAGTTTTTAACACCCAAAAGACCTGCACCAATTCCTGTAAAAATAACAGATTGGTCAATAATGTCAATACTTTTATCAATGAACATTACATTTATTACCCCCATAATAAAAGAAAGTCCACCAATAAAGACAATGTAAATTCCGGCAGTTGATGTTGCCGAAGTTTTTCCGTTGGTGTTGGATGTCATCTCACCAAAAGAAAACTTTTTAATGTTTCCAATGAATTTCATAGTCATTAGATTTTTTTGGAAATTTATCTACCCTGACCTCTGTAGGATTTGGGTTTCTGTTCTTTAGGACCGTACTTCTTTTTAATTTTTCCAGTTTTTTTAGTCCCAAATGTTACTTTACCTTGTTTTGCGTTGATTGCCTTTGCCATAGTTATTCAAATTTAATGTGAACATAATTTCCTTTATTTCCTGAACCTTTGATGATGTATGGTGCGGATTTTAGTTGTGGTATAACATCCATTAAACACCCATAGGTGTCTTTCGCTCTCGCTTTGGATAATTGTAAGTTACCTGTTCTATCATCATTATTACCAAACACATCATCATATTCAGTTATTTCTTTCCATTTTCCTTGATTACAGTCGTTATTCTTACAACCCGCAGGCATTCTTGATGTTGATGCTTCAATAGTTACTCTATTAATTTCTCCACCATCCTGTAAGAATTTTTTAATTGATTCCACAAAACTTGCTTTATGTAAATTTTTAGGTTTACTCTCATTATCTTGGAAAAACTCTGCAATATTATAAGCTTTAGGTAATTTCAAATTGTTTTTTGAAATACCGAAATCCTCAAGATTAAGTTCCATACCTGTTTCGTGAATCTTTAATCTGATACCATATTTCTTTTTACCCTCAAAGTATGATTGTTCGTAAAATATTTCATTACCTCTCATAGCTTTAACAGGATTCAAATCTTCATCACCAGATTCGTTAAAATCGGTAGATACAGTCATTCCTGCAATTACAGGTCTTCTTTTCTTTAATGAATAAAATATGATGGGAATTTGTTCATTTCCAATGTTAACATTGTCCTTAACCATATCAGCATAATTTACAGAATTTTTCATATCTGAACTTAGACCAAAATTTTTAAGGTCCTGAACTTTAGATTCTGGATTTTCAACTTCTTGAGTATTCTCAGTCCATTTAATTCCAATCTCGTCTGACGATGGAAATTTGATTGACATATCAGGTTTAAGTTCTTGACCCTCTTCCTTTTTTGCCGAATACATATTCTCACCATCAAAATAGAAAATCTTACCAAAAAGAGAAAAATATTTCCCTTTCTGTTGTTTCTCCTCACTTTCTTTTATCACTCTTTTTACAATCTTATGTAAATCAGAGTATGTTAATTTTATTATTCCCATTATTTTTATTAAAATTTAAAGGCTGACTCCCATCCGTTGTTGGACTTTAATATTTCAAAATTTCTAGTAGTGTCTATCTCTCTATCCATTTCTTTTTCTTCACCATCCTCTGTTTCAAATTCAAAATCACCTTCTTGTCCCTCTTCACCACTTGTAACTTTTTGTTCTTCACTATCTCTACCTCCTTGTGTTGAGCTTGTATTAATGTGCAAAGTACCGGCAATATTTGTTACGGTAGTGTTTTTACCATTTTCAATATATTTGTTCAATAAATCATTGTTACCCGCAATCATTTTTTCAAATTCTGAAATAAATGTATTAACATCTGCTTGAGTTAAATTATACTTGGTAACATCTTGAGCCTTACCATCTCTAACGTCTTGGAAATACAATGCTAAGTTCCCGTATTTTTCCATTTCATCTAAATCACCACCAGGTTCCTTAGATTTTAACCTTCTCTCCATTGCATAATACAATAAAGCATTTGCATCGTATTTAAGTTTCACAGTTTGCGTGTTAGATGCAACAGTTGTTGTCGTAGTGGTTGACGAATCAGTTGTGGTTCCCCCTCCCTGATAATCTGAAATTATTAATTTTTCCCCAACATAAACTAAGTTAGGGTTACCTGATTTAAGATTTGCTTTATTTGCCTCATACATTTTTTTCCAATCAACACCAAAAGCTTTAGCAATTTTAGTTAGATACTCATTTTTAGCAATTGTATATGTTTTAGTTGCAGGGTCCCAATTTCCTTTTAATCCACCAGGAGCTGCTTCTTCATTCAATAAATTGTCCCATTTTTGTTCCATCTCAAAAAGAGTTTTCTTTCTGTCAAATGACATTAACTCATATATTCTTGAGAAATCTTTTTTATTAATATTTTCCATATAAATCGTTTTAATTAGTCTTTAGGATAAATTGATGACCTTACTTTAATGTGTGGAGGTAATGGTTCATACTCACGTTTAATTCTCTTGTGTTGAGTTGGTTCGTATTCAGAATTCAAGTCAATTAATCTTTGCTTATATTCTTCACCTCTTTCTTTATCTAATAATCGGTTAACAACGTCATCAACTAATTCTCTATCCAATCTATAACCAAACTCAGGCATCGGTGATGGTCTATCATCAATATCCTCATTTAATACATTTAAATATTGTTGTTTAGATGCAATAATATGACTCTCTAAAATTTTTTGTTTTTCAGTTTCACTAATATCAAAAAGATTTTTCATAACTTTTTTATTATAAATAGTTTGATGATTCAAAAAAAATAGATTATACTTGTATCAAATAAAGTAAAAATATGAGTATAATTAAGAACGGTGATACTGTGACCGTAAATTACACAGGAAAATTAGAAGATGGAACTGTATTTGACACATCTTTACAGGAAGGTAGAACTCCTCTAACCGCAACTTTAGGTCAAGGTCAACTTATCCCCGGTTTTGAAAACGGATTAATCGGTATGACTATCGGTGAGAATAAGACGATTGAAATTGAATCAAAGGATGCTTACGGTGACCATAACCCTATGATGGTTAATGAAGTTGAAAAGGATAAATTCCCTGAAGGAGTTAAAGAAGGAGATATGCTCCAAGGTATGAGTCCTCAAGGACCTGTAAACGTTAAAGTTTTGGAGGTTAATGAATCAACAGTTAAGATTGACGCCAATCACCCATTGGCAGGTAAAAAATTGTTCTTTGATTTGGAAATAATTTCAGTTAACTAAAAAACAAAAACCCCTCATCAGAGGGGTTTTTTATTTCTAATATTATTTGGTTATGCAATATTTTCACCACCTTCAGGAACAATTGGTGTTTCAGGAAACGCTTTACACGCATCAAACGCCGAGTTATCTCTAACTAACATTCCGTCTTTCATACATTGTCTCAAAGTATCACATAACTCTTGGTTTGCAACACCTTGTTTAAGTGGTAAAACAGGATTAATTGCTCTCCCAACGATTCTACACATTTCTGTGGTTACTTTTTTCTGTTGTTTAGCCAATTTAGCTTGTTGTTT